CCAGTGCCACCACCACCGGAGAAGGTGACAGTATCAGAATTAGAATATAAAGAACCAGCTGTAACAACGCTTACGTCTTCCACTGTTCTCTGTCTGCTGAATACTTTAATCGTCTGGGCATTAGCATATGCCTTCTCACCAGATGTACCAGTGTTAATATACTTAACATACAATGTGTTTAGATCGGGGTCTTGAGACTCAAAGCCAGTCTTATAGTTAACAACCAATGATTGTAAGTTAGCACTTTCTTGAATAAGAAGGGTGTTAGCGTAAAGAGGTAAGCTAACAGGCTGACCGTCATTTTGGTTATCTAGTATCTTAATGTAGTCGTATCTGATATCGACAGTAAGAGAACATCCTCTGATAATGGTACCTGTCTTATAGATGTTATCACCAAATCTTTCGATCTGGTTCTGTAAGATGGTCTGTAGTTGTGTTAACTCTCTTGCCTGGACCGCTACACCTGGGCGGAATAAAACACGATGATAGTTCTTAACCTCACCACCATTATCTGCATAAAAGTCATCAAAGTATGGTGTAACGTTGAGATTGGTATCTAAAGGCATGCTTTCCTCTTAAAAATTGAGAATCAGTCTGATTGTTTCAGATTGACTATTTGATCTTGATATTGGAGTATTATTTTCTATGTATAATACCTTTCCAGAACCTTTTACAAGATCAGGGGTGTACTTATTACTACCAAGAGTGATAGTATTGGAGCCGTTATAAATTTGTAACTGCTGATCTGGGTCTGCATTAATTGGACCTTTCTCCGATGTGAGGAAGATGTATGTACTATTTGCAGAATGGTAATAAGCATTACTTAATGAAATACTATCTTGGTAAAGAAGTGAGTCTTCAGGTATATTACCAGAGGTAGCTGAGTATGAGATACGAGTTCTATTATCTAGAGTATTCCAGTTATTGAAATTCTTCTCACCGACTTCAATTGCAGTAACGTTTGCTGTTGCACCTGATGAAGCACCTACAACTAACTTACTTGTAACGAACTTTGGAGTAACGTTTGATAAGGTTACATACGGTGAACTGTTGCCCGATTTAATACCCTGGGCAATTATGTGTGAGTAGGAAATCTGAGCAAACGATGTAGTAATAGAAGCATTTGAGGTGAGTGTAAGACTGGTTGCATTAGTAATACTATCAACAGTCTTTATCTTACTTAAGTTGGTAGTAATGTCAGTAATGAGAACCTTGTCCCCAGCAACTAACGCGTTATTAAAATCAGTACCTGTACCAGTTACAGTAGTGCTATTTTCAGAAGCAGAAACGGTACCAATAAGTTTCTTTCTATCAATCTGATATACAATCTCAGTATTAGAGAATGTGCCTACTTCAGTATCGAGAGTAAGTGTAACGTTTTTAAAGTATGGATCTTTGAGAATTGCAATCTTACGATAATCATTCTCAGTAGTAACATAACCACTTTCACCTGTACTAAATGTAACACTAACTCCAACTGATTTTGCACCAAGTTCAGCTGGTGCATCGTAACCATGTCCACCAACAGGTGGTATAATAACTTTTAGTGATGCAGTATTTGATAGACCACCGGTGTTACCTGTAATGGTAGCAGAACCATATGTGTACCCACTACCCCTGTTAATAATGTTAACTTTAGAAATAAAGTTGTTAACAGATGAATTAGATGATACGGTTGCGTAAGCAACAGCACCAGAACCATCACCACTCACCGTAACGTTTGGTGCAATGAGGTATGAAGAGTTAGAGGCGGGGGCGGTAGTAAAGGCTGAATTAACAACAGCGACTCTTGTAGAGGCGTTATAATTTAAGATTTTTCTTAATTGTCCAGCACCTGTACCGGACGAGATATACAATGCACTACCAACATAGAAGTCTGTATTAGACGATGCACTAGTAGATAGTCTATAAGTTGTTGTATTACCAGTGATAGTAGGAATTGATTCTCTAATATCATCTGTCTGGAATTGACCTGTTAATGTAGCAACATAGTCAGAACCTGTATTTGTAATTCTAATAACATCAATAGCACCGGCAATGGTATTGCTAGAAACGTTTGCACTAGTATATACCGGCATATATTCGCTTGTAGCAAACTTATTGAATGTAGTGTTGGAAACTGAATACATTAGTTTCCATGTATAACCATCATTAGTTGTGATAAAGTTACACGCACTCTCTGATGTGCTAGAAGGTACGGTATTAGAAGCAATACCTCTGTTATTGTCTAGACACTTGTAAACATATGTTGGATCACCAAGAACGGCAACATAAAATTGCTTTGTGAAGAGTAATCCATCGTCTTGATCGTACTGATCATATATGGTGTTTGCTGTCCAAACGTATTTTGGAACCATCAAGTTAACATCACTAGCTTGAACCTTTTTACCAAAAATAGCCTCATCGTAAATATTAACCTCTACCTCAGAGATATTATCTGTAGGGGTAGGGATAACTGAATCACCGTTAGCATAGCTTGTATGCTTGGAGGCAAGAACATAGTAAATGTTGTTAGCAGGTTCGTTAAGTGATTCGATGAATTGCTCACCTAAATGAGCTCTCAACTTATTAGGTATAAGTGTTGTCATGCTTGTGTAATGGTCATTGAAGCGCTGATATCTAGATTAGCTACTGGTGATGTTACTACTCGGCCAAACAGTTTCTTACCTGAAATGTGAAGAACTTCTTTAAGCACATCACTATATTTGTCGAGAGGTAAACTTGTTTGAATTTCATAAGAGTAATTCTGGTAATACTCACCATCGTGAATATATTTAGCATCGTCTAAGAAACCTCTTGTTGATGAGTAGTAGCCTGCACCAATACCTTGAGTAGAGACATTTGCCGAGCCTGACGCTGCTCTTAACCCATCTGATGATAATAAAGTTAGTCCTTCTGAACTTTCATAACCAAACCCAGAATCGACAACAGTGGCTATAGTAATAGTACCATTAGACGCAACTACGTTAGCGCTGATAACAGCGTTATCACCTACGATGTTTGAAGATACATCCTCTGCCACACTTACCACATTAGCAACAGTTCCTGAGGTTACCCCAGTAATAGTCTCATTGTTAACAAAATCGGTAAATAAACTAATACGCTTTAGATATAGGTTTGTATTGGAAGCAGAGACTACCTTGGCACGAGCAGTAGTGGATGCAGTACATGCGCTAGTGTTGGTGATAGAAGAAATGCTGCTAGTAGTTAAGCCGTAAAGCTTGTAAATGCTTGTATTTGAAGTGCCACTGATAGTTGTTGAACCTGGGGTAGGTGAAGCATTACTTGCAACAGATCCATTAGTAAATGTACCTAGTACATTTTTAACAATAAGTGTAGTAGAATTTGATGTAACAAGTACACCATTGGCTGTAGTACTTTGGGTAATTTTATTACCTGGTTCAAAGTTAGCATTTGATGAAACAGTCAATACGCTAACATTAATAGTGTTTTGCCAAGTACCTGTGTTGCTAACCAATACTGTTGAATGTACGTTAGTAACTAAGTTTCTTGTATGTGAGAATACAACCCCGGTCGCTGTATTAGAAATGCCATCGGTAGAGTAAACAATTTCATCTACTTCATATTGAAGGTTAGTATTGCCAGAGTAACCATTAGAGGTAATTGTTGCGCCGGTCTGTGTGGTAGTTTGGTTAACATATTCACCATCTACATAACCACCACCGCTACTAATGGAAATCTCTAAAAGAATATCTCTCTTACCATGGGCGGCAACTAAGGGTTCATATGCAATGGTAAACGGATTGGCATTATAGTCTTCACCAGGGTTAATGGCAGATAGAGTCGAAATAGAGCCAATTGTTTTTGTTTCAAAAGAAAACAAATCAATTAATGGTGTTGTGATATCACCATCAAGGTACTTTGGAAATCCGTATTTTGATGTTGGTATGAGAGAGGCACCTGAGCCTACGCCAGATGAGCCACCAGTTGAATTAACCACTGATACTGACGGAGTAGTAATTATACCGTTACCTGTATTAGAAGAAAGAGTAATAGATACAATATTGCCAGAACCATCTGTAGTTAAAGAAGCATTACCTGCCCCAAATGATCCAGCACCGCTGTTACCACCAGTAAAGGTAATAATGTTAGTATTATCGTAACCAGTACCAGAATTGTATACTAAGACATCGGTGATATATCCGTAACCAGAATTAACACCAGTAATAAGCATATTGCTATACTTAATTGCATTTGAGCCTGGGCCGTCATTATTAGCACTAATAAAGTCGGTAGCCAGTCTAACAGTCTCACTATCTGAAATATAACCTACACTAAAATCGGCGTTTTGACCAGCGTAAATAGAAACAGTGTTAGCAAAGGTATTAGAACTAATACCGTAGATAGTTGAATTGCCATTGCCGTAAAATGTACCAAGCACACTTGTTAGACCAATAGCAGTACTATTTTGTGCAAAGAGGTTGGCAGTAGCTGTAACGTTAGAATAAGAAGCAACCTTACCGCCAATATCAGAAGCTAGTAATATGGTTGTGTTAACACTAGGTGTACCTGATTTAATAACTGTATTAGAGCTTGACCATCTTGTGTTGGTAGAGAAGTTTGTTTCAACCAATAAGTATTCGTAACCTAATACAGACTGTAAAGGTGTGAATGAACCGAGGTTATTAGCCATTGTTGAATCAGCATACATCGTAATAATAGATGTATTATTGAAAGTACCAACAGTATTACTGACGGCAATAATGTTTACATTAGTAAATGTAAAGTAATTTTCTCTCGGAATAGCTGTTACGTAGCCTTCGGCATTAGAAGTCGATTGATACAAATATGTACCGATATGAATGCCGTTAGAAGATATGGTAGATGTATTGGCAGTAATAATGGATACATTGCCTGTCTCGGCAACAATACCTGTTACACTATTTGCACTACCGTTACTTTGTACAAGTGCTTGACCTATTGTGTAAATAACTGCATTAGATGTGTAAATCTTTGCACGGTTAGCCTCATAAACAATGCTATTGGAAAAAACGTTAGCACTATTTTGATTAAGAATTAGAGTGGCTGTATTACCTGTTGCAATAGAGGCGGTATTTTGAGTCTTTGAAACCGCATATGAAAGGGATGGGGTAGAGTTATCACCGTTACGATATGCACGACCAGTACTGATAACACCAGTTACATCTGTCAATGAGAAACTGAATAAGTTCTGGCTTACTGTTTCATTACGGAAGAAATATGTAATAGAGGAATTGGTGTTGTAAACATTCGAAACTGGAATTGTTTTTGTACTTACAATCGTTTCTGCAGTATTAGAGTATCCCCATCCACTATAAAGAATAGTAAATCTAACAATACCGGTTACAGAGTCAATAGCATCAATACGTGCCTTACCTTCAACACCCCTATCTGATGTCACGGTTACAATTTCACCAACTGAGAAACCTTCACCACCAGCGGTGATATTGATACCAGATAGTGAACCAATTACTTTAGGTGCATCTGCCACAGCAGCACCATCTGATACAATTTCACCAGTTTGAAAATCACCTGTAATGTCGGAGAGAAAAGCTACATCAACTAACTTACCGTTAATGTTTCTTGTAATAATATTTTCTACGAAACCGGTAGCACCAGAAAGGCTACCGGTGATCATTTTACCAGGGAACGTTAAGGTACGAGAGGTTCTTGATAGTTCAAGATAAGTTGGAATTGTCCAGGTACCATCAGATGGTTTAAAAATATCAGTACCGGGAATATAAATTTCAATCGGTGTACCATAAAGTAAGTTAAAGAACAACTCAAACGATCTCTGACTACCCTTGGCACCAAACAAGTCATGAGATGCTTTAATAAAGCGTTTCTTTGAAATGTTTGTTTCAAAGTCTACATTCTTAAGATACTTTTCTTTGAAGTAAACGTAGAAAGCATCTACTGTCTTATCAATGTCCTTATACTCCAGCATTCTTCTAGAGTGGTAGAGTGGGTTACCATCGATGAGTGCACCGGTGTAGTTGGCATACGTAGAACTATTTGTCTCCAGCCACTTATAATACTCTTCAACGAAAGCAACAAAAACAGCTCCCTGATCTCTATAAAAGTCAGGAAACTGTGACTTAAGAATTGGGGAGATGTGTTTTTCTATTGAACTCATTCTTTAACCTGTGTAGCTGAAACTTCTACTTCAGAGTCTCTAATCTTTAGAATAGTATTCCTTACAACCGAGATATCTTTACCAACTGGTTGTGCATAAAGGTGTACATGGTTACCAGATGCCGGTGTAAAGGAATCAATAAAGAGATTCTCAATAACGACCTTACCACCGGCATAATCTACTGTACCTACCACTTCAAGTAAAGTACTACCGGAAGATGAGGTTGAGTAAAGGCCAAGTACACCATTAGAATTATCCATTAGGTGAACGTTACGACCGTCCTTAACCATGTTAGAAGATCTAATGGCCGGAATCGTTGAATATATCGAATCGTCTTCTGAGATGACAAATTGAGTAGTTAGTTCAAATCCGAAATCAAATGTAGCGGTATAGTTTTGCCCAGTCAATGGTGTGAATGTACGCATTGGTGATAGGTCAAGACTAACACTTAGTATGCTACTATCTACTTTAGAAATCTCTTCAATCAGTTTACTATATCTTAATGTTTTCTTGAATCCATTAAGATAGGTGCTGTTGTAGCTACTGATTGCACTACGTACCAATGTCTCAATCGCACTTGGTAACATTGTCGTCACATTCGTATTATACTCAATGTCAGCAGTTACTTCAACGTAAAGAAAGTCTGGATCAATAATCTCTGGTTCAATACCAACTGGTGTACGACCTTTGATGAAGGTTAAGAAACGAGACTTATCGGCATTTGATATACCATCACCAGTATTTGTATCTACGGAAATAAAGACTTTACCGTAGACTGGTGGATCAGCTTCTTCACCACCATGGGCGGCAATAGATTCGATTTCAGGGAAATTAGCCAGTAATACGTTTTCATAGTCAGTGGCAGTAACCGCTCTATCCTGATTTTGATAGTGTCTAGGTGCGTTATATTTAATTGATTGTAAAGATTCAGCTACCCCACCACCTCTTGCCGATTGGGTTGTAGAGATAGTAGAAACATTTGACTGCCCTTGAATAGGCCCATCAATAGCAAATGTATAAGCACCGTTTGGTAACTCACCATTACATACTCTATATTCAACAACAATGGTAGAACCGTTCTGCGGCTTTCTACCAATAATGTTATCACCGAATATTAACTCATATTGAGAATTCTCTGCTGCTTGTAAGAAGAAGATTTGTGAGTTAGCAACCTGATCAAGGAATGAGGTTGCTCTAGTATAACTGTAGCTATTGGCGCCACCATTCTCTAAAACAATTACAGATATACTTCTAGTATCAACTGTTGGATTAGAGATGACAAATCTTTGATCGGTATTAGAAGATGTGTAAACAAAGGTATCTGTAAAATAAGAACCTTCGTAGATAGAAATACTATTGGCGTTAAATGAGCCTGAACTATTGGCAACTAATACTGTACTTGAATCAGTTGCAAATGAATAGCTGTTAGAACCAATTTTAGTAGTAAACGTTGTACCTTTTGGAATCAAAAGAGCGTCAAGAGAAGTAGAAGGTGTTACACTAAAAGATACTTTTGCTTCTGAAGATCTGTATGAACGAGGAACGTAGTTAAGTTCTTTAGCATGAGATACAGCACTATCTCTTAAAGTGGCGGAGTCCAAGAACATCTCGCTCGCCACCATATTAAGGTAGAAAGAGTTGATGTATGTATTATATGCAAAAATATCTAATAGTTGATTTACGTTAGATCCTTCATAATCAACGTCTTTAAACGGTGAGTCAGATCTCTTTAGATATTCTTTAAAATTTGATTTTAGCTCATTGAAGTCAAGACCGGTGAGCTTTAAGTTAGTGTTAGCCACTTATCGTACCCTATTAAGTAAGAAGTCTAGTGTTATAGGTTCAGTTCTATTTATGGTGCTGAATACAACTGTAA